TCAGGGCCGGGCGTGCTCGAACCGGCTGAGGCTGGCGCGCTCAGCCGTGATCCAGCCCTGAAGGTCGATCAATTGCTGCCGGATGGCCCGGCAGGCGCCGTAATTGCCGGTGACGGTGCGGCCGACGGCAGAGAGTTCAATGCCGGCGGGATCGTCATCAGATTGGCCGGGGGCGAGGGGAATGGCGGGCAGACCGGCGGCGGCGCTGTCGTGCAGGCGGACAAAGCCGCGAGGCACAACACAGCGAGCATCGGATTTGGGCGTGACATAGCGGGGCACCTCGATGATTTGGGTTTGGGTGAAGGTCTGGATGGCCTGTTCGGCGATTTCGGCTTTCGCGACGAAACCATCGGTGATGGCGCCGGCCGCCCGGGTCTGGGCGATGACCGCCGTCTCGGCGCCGGCCAGGGCGGCCCGATCCTGAAGGTCCTTGTAGTGGTAGCCGCCGAACAGGCAGCCGGCGCACAGAGCGAGCACGACGACGAGCGCGCCGAGGATCAGCGTTGGGTTGAAGCCGAACATTTGGGGGAATCCTTGTGAAGGGTATCCGCGGATTTCGCAGATTAACGCAGATAAAAGTCTTTGAATCACCACAGAGACACGGAGGCGCGGAGGAACAGCCGAAAGAAAATGCCCGCGGCGCTTCTGAATTCATGGCCGCCGGAGGCAATAGGATTTCGGTTTTCCTCCGTGCCTCTGTGCCTCCGTGGTGAATTCAAAGGCTTTCATTTACGAAATCTGCGAAATCCGCGGATAGGGCTGTTATTTCGCGTCGGGCGAGCCGGGGTCGCGGAGGAGGACGGCGAGACCGGCGCAGATCGCGCAGGCGGTGAACGCCCAGACATTGGCCGGCGGCGGCAGGCGTTCGCCCAGCCCCGCCAGCGCCGCCGCGAAACCGCCCCAGGTGGACGCCTCACGCAGGCGGCAGCGGACGAAGTTCATCGGCCTAAAGGATGATGGTGAGGCCGATGACAACCGCGAGCAGGCCGCCGATCGCGATCGACAGCGTGGTCCTGGGATGGGCGTCGATCCAGGCGGCGAGGCCCTTGCTGGCGATCATAGCGCCGGCTTCGGCGTCTTTGGTCACTCCGGTGATGATGGGGTCGGTCATGATGATGTCCTTTCAGGGTTGGGGATTTTGAAAAAAGTTGATGAAGAAGAATTCACCACAGAGGCACGGAGGCGCGGAGGAAAGCCTATGAATATTGCCCGCGGTGCTTCATGAACTCACAAGCGCCCCCCGCTTTCGTGAGGGCAAACTCCGCGATAGGGTTTCGGATTTACTCCGCGCCTCCGTGCCTCCGTGGTGAGTTCAAGGGATTTCATCTGCGAAATCCGCGGATAGACTTCAGAGAGCGGATGAAACGGCGGCGGACAACATTTCGCTATCGTACAGGCAGCGGCCATTTTCCTCGGTGATGAAGCCGGGGAGGACGGCCAGCAGGGTGGCGAGGTCGGTCAGGTCGATGCGGGCCGAGGGATCGATGCCGGAATGGGCGGAGACGGTCCGGGCATAGGAATCGGGGTCGTTACGGTCGGCGGCGGGGGCCCAGCCCCAGACCGGATCGCCGATGATGTCGGCGATGGTGTGGAGGCCATGGCGCGTGTTATCGATCACCAGCTGTTTCGCCATAGCGCGAATGCCGCTGGCCGGGGTGTCGTAGCGGCCGAAACGGGGCGTGTAGGCCTCATTTTCGGGAACCTGCTCGATGCCGATCTGGCCGCGCCAGGATCGGGCCGGATCGGCGACATAGTCGATATTGCCGGGATTGTTGTTGCGCTCGCCCCGCGTGGGCGTCAAGCGGGGATCGGTCATAGGCGCCTCGCGGATGAACGGGGATCAGGTTCCGGCGGGATAGGCCGGCTTTGTGGGGAGCGTTCCGGGCGTGCCGCTGGACGCGGACACGATGGCGCGGAGCGACCTGCGGTAATCGACCCAGGCCACCACGTCGGTTCCGGTCCATGAATTGAGGCCCAGAGAGACGGCTTCGGCGATGCGGTGCATGGTAGTGTCGGAATCGTCCAGCGCCGCCTGGGCCGTTTCCTGATAGGCCCGCCAAAGCGGGCCCGCGGGAACCGGCTGGCTTGCCGGCCGGGCGATCAGCGCGGGCGCGGCGGGATCGGCGAGATCGAGGACATACAATGTGGGGTCGGTCGAGGCGGGGGCTTGGACGGCGTAGACGCCCAAGGACGGCTGGTTCTGGCTGGCCATGTCCGCCGCCGGGCAGCTGCCCCAGCCGGTGATTTCGCCGGCGGAATCGGCGACGACGAAGGTGACGTTCGCCATGATCGCTCCTACCGCTTGAACTGGATGATTTGCAGGGTGTTGGAGCCGGCCGAAGCGTCGGCGAAGTGCGTCGGTCCGATTTCCTGCGTGTACGCTGCGACGGCGGTGTACAAGACGATCGTATAGGTATGGCTGCCCGCCGCCGGCGTATCCTGCACGAAGGTTGCGATGTTGCCGTAGTCCGACACCGGAATCGTCAACAACCCGGAATTGGAGCCGTCCCGATAAAGGTATACGCCGATCGTGTACTGGTAGTTTCCAGCCTGCTCCAGGTCATTGATCGAGACGTTGATATTGAGCGTGGCGGCTCCGTCCGCCGTCACTGTGACCGATGCGAGATTGAGTGCGTTCGTCTGCGCGCCCGGAGCGGATTGCGTGTTGCTGGAGCTGACCGAACCGCCGCTGTTGGTGGCGCTCGCCTGGGCCGTGACCGCCCCGGTCGCGATGTCGCCGGTCTGGACGTAGTTGGTCGTGACGCTGACCGGGCCGTCCTGGGTGGCGGAGGCGTTGCCGGACGTGTCGACCGAGCCGGCCCAGAAATAATAGGTCGTGTTATTGGCCAGCGTCGCAGCGGTGAAATTGGTGGTCTGCGATTGCCCGATCAGCGTCGCGGCGGCGAAGGTCGAGGATGTTCCCTGCCAGATGCGATAGCCGGCGATGTCGGTGTCGCTGGGCGCCGTCCAGGTCAGCTTCGCGACGGCGATTCCCGCCACGGCGGAGAGGCCTGTGGGTGGATTGGGGGTCGCGGTCTTGCCGATCGTCGTCACGTTCGAGAGCGAGGCCCAGGGCGAATAGAACGGGCCGCTGCTCCTGACCGCGCGCACCTGGACGTCATAGGCCGTCGCCGCCGGCAGCGGGCTGATCGTGTAATTGACCGCGCCGGCGCCGCAGCGATAGCTGGCGCTCCACGGTCCGGGGCCGGCGTGCAGGCGATATTGCAGCTCGTACTGATCGAACAGAGGATCGGGCGAGGCGGTCCAGGTCGCGACGCCATAGGAAATCCAGGCGCCGTCCTTCTGCTGCTGGACGCCGACGGTGAAGCCGACGCCGGAGGGCGGCGCCACGATCGTCCCGGCGCCGCCCGGCGTATAGGAATAGGCCGAGACCGAGGCCAGGGTTTCCTGCGCGCCGCCGTACACGTTGAAGGACAGGAATTTGAGATAGAGCGTCTGCCCGACATAGGAGACGGGCGTCACCGGCAGATCGACCCACAGGATGTTGTCGTCGAGCCGGCAGAATTCGCTGCCCACCGCGTGCGCGCCGATCGCCGTGCCGTACACGCCGCGGCGAAGCGTGGTGAGGGCATACTGGCTGGCCCCGGTCAGCGTCGCGGTCTCATAAGCGATCAACTCGCCATCGACATAGCAGAGGGTGCGGAAGGCGTTGGCGTCGGCCAGTGCGCCCGACAGCAGGACGCCGCCGGATTCGGTCAGGTCGACCGCGAGGGTATCGGTCGTGTCGGGATCGGAGGCGCTGGGCAGGACCGCTTGCAGGACGCCCTGCCGGGCCGGGCTGTCGATGCGGCCCATCCGCTGATAGGTCGCGCCGTCGAGCGATAGCCACACGTCGCAGCCGCCCCAATTCGCCCCGCCCGACGCGCCGATCAGGATTTGCGGCGCGGTGATCGAACTGGCCGCCAGCATCGCCGGCGGCGGTTCGAAGATGAGCGGCGCGTTCACCGAGCCGGGCCCGGTGTTGTAATTGGCGATGAACGGCGCGCCGCTCTGATAGGCATAGAGCGGCGCCGAGCCCGCGCCTGGCAGGTAATCCTCCGCCACCACTTTCAGATTGCCGGTGTCGTCCTCCTCGATCGAGACGATGCGGCACCATTGCTGCGAGAGGCCCAGAGCGGCGTCGGTGATCTCGATGATGTCCATCGGGTCCAGCAGGCAATAGCGCCAGCCGAGGGTGAAGCTGTATTGGTTGCGGACCGCCTGGCGCTGCAGCTGGAGCGTCGCCGACATGGTGGCGGCGGCGAGGTTACAGAACCAATGGGATTGCGACGGCTGAGCGGTGCGCAAACCGTAGGTCTCGATCGCGGCTTGGTCGGCCGCCTCGACGATCTCGATGTTGTACTGGTTCGCCCGGTTGAGCCATTCGAGCTTGACCGAGTTCATCCGGTCGCTCGGGCGGGCGCGGCCGCACTGGACCGGGTCGCTGGTCCCGCCATCGAGAAAATCGTCGTCGGTCAGGCTGTAGAGCGCGACCGCGGGCGCGGTATAGGTCGCGCCGTTGGCCGAGAGATTCGCATCCCCATAGGGGACGATGGTGAGGCTGGCGCCGGACCACACGAACTCGGCATTGCAATCCTGGACGATCTGGTTGACCTGAGTCGCCGCGTCCTGCTGGGTGTCGAACAGCGGCGACACCAGCAGTCCGGCGGCGCGGCAGTAATTCGAGAATGTCGAGAGATCGCCCAGCCGGGCGGACGGGAAGCCGATGCCGTAGCGGCCGTTGGTGAGAACGTCGACGACGATGTCCTTCGGGTCGGCGTCGGGCAGGCCCGCGATCGCGTTTGGGAACAGGCCGGTGACCTCATAGGACAGGTTCGGCAGCTCGGCCGAGGCCCCCAGATCATAGGCCGCGGCGCAGACATAGCCGGTTCCGGCATAGGCCAGGTTTTTGCCGGGGAAGTTGGTGGTGAGATAGCCCCAGGGGGATTGCGCGAGATCACCGTTTGCGAAGGACAGGTTGGACGCGCCGAACGCCGTTTCGGATTTGGACGACCAGACATTCGAGACGCCGCCCAGCGTTCCCTCCGCCAGCGCGAAGGCGAACGACGCCTTGTAATCGGTGCCGGTGGAGCCGGAGCCGCCCTTGCCGCCCGACCCGCCGCCACCGCCCTTGCCGCCGCCGGAGCCGCCGGAGTTGGGCGCGATCGCCTGAAAGCCGCCATACCAGATGAGGTTGCCGGTCATCCGCGTCCGCCCATAGACCACGGGCACGACCGAGCCGTAGATCGACGTCTGGATGGTGACGCCGGATGCGATGGTCTGGGTCGACGCCTGGGTCTTGTTGCCGAAGAGGGACATGGGACGACACCTGAATTCAAAAATTTCACCACAGAGGCGCGGAGGCGCGGAGGAAAGCCCTTGAATTATTGCCCGCGGCGCTCATGACTTCACGGTCGGCCCCCGCTTTCGCACCAGGGCGCTCACGCATCTGTCATTTCGCTCATATATCGTCATGCGCGGGCTTGACCCGCGTACCCACGCGTTGCCGCGAGGTGCGAAACTCAGGCCTTTGCACTGGCGGATAGGCGTGGGTACGCGGGTCAAGCCCGCGCATGACGGGCGATTAAATTGAAGGGATTTTCATCTGCGAAATCCGCGGATGAACATTCATGCCGATCGCCACAGGGTGAAGAATTTGCGGGCGCGGCCGGCGAGTTGGCCGGACTCGCCGTCATCCTCGGTGACGCCGACATGGATGAGGGCGTGGATGATGCGGGGCCAGGCTGTGATGATCGCGCCATGGGCGAAGGCGCGGCTAGATCATCGCTAAATTAAAGTTGCCCAGGTGGTTGGTCGGGACATCGGAGCGTTCTCGGATCCTGTCGGGATTCCATGGCCTTCCGACTCCCCACCGCCAGACAATCAGGCACAAAATAAGTTACGTAACGTCCGCAGGTTTTTTTACCCAAATGGCTGCATGGCGGAAGGCGTTCGAAATAGCTCCCGTTTTCTTTCCAGCCACCTCTGCATGCGCCGGATTCTCGGCCAAAGGGTTAGCCGGATCAGCCGGCACGGGCTTATGCTCTATGCTCTGGCCATTCTGTCTCATTAATACCGCCGTCAAACGGACCAACCAATGCTGTGGATGAGCACGAAGAGAAAAATTCCAATCTTTCCCCGACGCTTCCAGCATATTCTCGACGTCAACGGACATATTGGGATCTTTGAAGGCGGCCGAAGACAACCGACGCGCGCCCGGTTCCCCGATCACATGGTTAGGGTGGATGCGCCGGAGAAGCGAACTGTGATCCGGTATCTTATCGAGGTCGTCCGCCATCCCTTTGACAAGGAAGATTATCTGTCGAGTCGAGAAATTTGGCGAGCGAGTTCAGAAAACTCAGTCGTTATCGACATGCCGCGGCTTTCCCCTGAGACTCGATCTTCAAACCAAAGTTCAGACTCATAGGGTGCGGCGATATAAAGTTCCAAATCAAAGTCAGGCTGATGCCATTCGAATTGCACACCACCTGTGCTCACCGGAACGACAACAGGTTCAGGCGTTCGTGAATTCATTACGGAGTTGAGTATCTGCAAGGCAAACATTCCTGTATCGTGCTTAAGCGGTTTTCCAGTATAGCTATCCCATCCGTTAGGCAATTCTAAATACTGGAGAAGCTTAGATAGAATTGGCTTTTGCCAATCGACATTCTGTGAATATCTCCTTTGATAATCACTAAAGCGAAGATATTGTCTATCCCGCAAATACGAATCTCCACGTTTCGTAGTAGCAGAGAAAAAGTCAAACGTATCGTTTGGCGTGACCTCTGAATCCAGAAGGTTGCGCGCTGGTACAACGTCAAACATCTTTTCTCCCCCATGTCTTATGCACTTCCGGCCGCGTCAACGATGTAAATCCGCGAACGATCGCATTACGCCCGACATCTAGCCACGCAAGCGCTGACTCAATCGTTTGAGCTTCCGGGCGCCCCCTTGCGACCAGCGAAAATTGAATTATCTCCTGTGAGGTGACTTGGTTATAAGCCATCTGAGCCGAGACATGCAATCTCCCGACGGCGTCGTCACGATCTCCTCGGATAATGAAGCTAATATTAAACTGGCCTTGTTCAGTCATTTGGATGTACGAATCGCTATAAGATTCTGACCAAACGGTAAATATTCGACCTAATTTACCTTGACCTTCATCTTTTGCAGCCATATGGTTAATGTAAGTTACTTCACATTGATTTGGTGCAATCCTACCCAAATTTTTCTCGCTAAAAAACTTCTCAACATTATAAATTTCTCTCGCAAATTTTTCCTTTATCGGCTCATAATGAGGATATATAGTATCTAATGTCTGCCGCCTCCAATTATGGATCAACCGATCTTTTTGAATTTGAATGAGCTCTGTTTCATCATTGCTGATGAACCAGTACCGCGACATTTCAGGGCCAGTCATGAGCTGAAGATGTGGTGGCGAAGCTTGGATAGGAAGCCCGAAAGTTTCAAAGGCTGGCGGAATTGGTGGAAATTCCATTACCCTTGGGTATTCCAGCACAAACCTCTCGCGCAACAATCCGGCGTGAATGTTTTGTAGGTTCTCAATAGATGCGAACTGAATCGATAGAGCCACCTCGGATACGGGCGGCCGATCGAAATCTGGGAGATCGGCGGGTCTTGTCATTTCAACAAACGTTCTAAGGTCATTCCATACTGATTCGAAGCGCCATCGCAACGGTTATCTAACATAGGTGCTAAATGGTGTCGCGGTTAGAAATGTCATTCCGTTCGAAGCCCTGACGATACCTTTCCGTCGTTTTCACTGCGAGACCCGACGTTGAGAAGGACGCGAGGAGTGGCGGAGTCGTTTTATCTCGAAATGCTCTGGCATGATTCGCAGTCGCGAACGGGCGATCCAGTCTGTCGACATCGCTATAGCCGCGGCAACCGTCGCGGAGGCGGCTAAAGTCGCGATCTCGGCGCCCACTACGATCAACCGCCAACAGCCCCGTGAAGCGATTCATTTTGGCCCCTAACCCCACAGGGTGAAGAATTTGCGGGCGCGGCCGGCGAGTTGGCCGGACTCGCCGTCATCCTCGGTGACGCCGACATGGATGAGGGCGTGGATGATGCGGGGCCAGGCAGTGATGATCGCGCCGTGGGCGAAGGCGCGGCCCCAGCGGTAGAGCACGAAATCACCCGGGCCCGTCGGCGCCGCGACTTCCGACGCGTGCATGGCGACGATGTCGAGATAGCGTTCGGCGTCGCGGTGCAGGTGCCAATCGGCGGGATAATGATCGATGGAGAAATCTGGGATCAGCCCCGCCGAACGGTAGACGGCCAACGGCAGCATGGCGCAGTCGGCGCCCGCGCCCCTGACGCCGGCGGCGTGGTGATAGGGCGTGCGCAGCCAACGCCGCGCCTCGATCACCACGGCCGCGCGCTCGGACGACTCGGTGGACATGGCGGAGCCTCTTGCGATTCGATGACCTGAAGTCTACCAATTCATTATTTATAGAATTGGGATAATGGAGAAATATTCAGTGTCTGATCAATCCGTGTCTGATCAATCCGTGTCTGATAAATCAGGGCCGCAACTTAAGCTCATCGTCGATGACGATAAAAAGAATATGAAATTCGCCATTACCAACGATGGCAAGCTGCGCTCCGGCATCCTGCTGTCGGCGGCGCAGCTGAGCCACCTGATGGAGGGCATGGCGCGGGTGCGGGCCCAGATGGAGCCGGCCGCGCCCATCGACTTCCCAGAGGACGCGCCGCCGGCTGCGATCGACGCCACGCATTATCATTTCGGAATTGACGATGAGTCCGGGGCGTTGATCCTCTCAATGCGCAACCCCGGCCTCGGCTGGATCTCCTTCCGGCTGACCGTGGGCGTGCTCGAGCGGATGCTGCGCGTTGCGCGCATAACGGCGAAGCGGCCGGGGTAGGAGGAGGAGACGGAGCAATAAGCGCGGTTATGCGGTTTTAGGTATGCGGCCGTTCCGACCCTGTACACCATTTCTTTGCCAGATATTCGAACTCGCAAAAGAAGGTCGGGGTTTGCGATAAACGGCGGACTTCCATGACGAAGGGTTTCAGGGATATCCAATCAGCGACGAGGGTGGTCCGGTAGGAACGCCTATATAATGCCTCGTCCAGGGTATGCTCGCGAATGCCAATGGCGACGAACTCATAAAAATTCAGCGTCGCGCGAATGGCGCGTCGTTCAGGCGAGTCAGGCAGGTGATTGCCAACCCAATCCAGCAACTTCTGCTCGTTGCGAATTTTGATGAACAGGCGACGATCTTCGATGATGATCGCGTTCGTCTGTTCCATCAGAAGCAAATCAAGCGTTGCGCGCCGACGCGCGATGGACCGATTTGTCCAGAGGGTGAAAACCAGCCCCGTGGCGGATGCAATTATGGCCCCTCCTTGGAAGAAGAGGCCATAAGTTTGTATCTCCTCGGGCGTAAGGGGTATTTAGCCGCCCCAGCCTTCGCGGGAAAGAAGGATCGTCATGGTTTCCTCCTGAGGGTTTGGATGAGCATCGCAAGCTCCGGTGGATAAACTGGCAGGTTGCGAGGGGACGTGCAAGACGGTTGATGAACGCAATATCCTTACTGACAGGAAGCATGTTGGCATGCTTGAGAACGCCGTCAAGGCTTCACGGGTTGGCGCCAAGTTCGCGTCAGGGCGTAAGAGATGGTTGTGCCAGCTTCCCACAACGCCACCTCTTTCACCCTTCGCGCGCTTCGCATGAACGCCTGAACCATCCTACGCCGCGGTTTCCGGCACGGGAACATACGGGAACCCCTCGAAATGCTGGAGGTTCGCGAATTTGGTCTGGCAGGTGGTTTGCTGCTTGTCGCAGCCGGGATAGACGGTGATGGCGTCGCCGGCGGCGGGCGGGATGGGGATCGGGACGGTCAACAGGAAGACGCCGCCGGTCTGCTGGCGGATGCTGTAGGATTTGCCGGCGAGCGCGCCCGAGGTGAAGGTCAGCGTGCCGAGCGAGGCCATGCCGTTCGGCTGGGCGTAGTTGGTTTGCAAGGTCGTGGTGGTGGAACCGGCGGCAATCGCATAGGCCCCGCCGAAGCTGGATTTGGTGAGACCGCAGCCGGAATCGAACAGGGTGCGGGAACAGCCCGGCTGAAACAGGCGCCAGGGCCATTGCAGGTTCAACAGCTCCAGATGCGTGTTGGCCTTGATCGTCGCCTGGGTTCGGCCGATGTCGACCTCGGTGACGCGGCCGGCGAAGAGGGTGACGAGGCCGGCGGAGGTGTCGCCGAAGCTGGGCATGAAGGCGCGGTCGAGCTGGATTTCCGCGCCGTCCATAATGCCGGCGACGAGCGCCTGAAACCAGGGCGCGCCCTCCAGCAGATCGGTCGGCTTGGCGGTGAGCGTGATGTCGAGCTCGTCGACCTGGACGCCGCGGCTGAACTTGACCTTGGAGCGCTCGAAATACGGGCCGCCGGAGGCGTAGATATTGCCGGTGGCGGCGTCGATCAGGTCCCGGTCGGCCGAGGTATAACGGGCGACGGCGCCGTCTTGCAGGGTGAAGCCGTAGCAATCGGCCATGAAGAACTGGCTGGAGCCGAGGATGGCCATGAGGGCGGAGCTGGCGGGTTTCATGGGCGGGCTCCTGGAGTTATGAGTTTTTATCCGCAGATTACGCAGATTTAAGGCAGATTAATGAATAAGATTATTCGCTGCGCGGCCCGGAGTACGACTGAAATACTCTGTGTATTTTAATCTGCGTTAATCTGCGAAATCCGCGGATCAATCTTCATGGCCAGTTTTTCAGGGTTACGAAATCGAGTTTTTTCTGTTCCCAGAGGCGGTTCATGAATTTGCTGAAATCGTACTGGTCGGCGAGGAAGCGGCAGGGCCAGTAATAGGTGAAATCGGCGGTGATCGCCGCGCCGGTGGCCGGAGCGGCCGACAGGGTGAGGACGCCACCCAAGGGGTTCACCGTGAAGGCGGAGCCGATCGACGCGCCGTTCACGTAGACGGCCGAGACGGCGTTGGGCGCGAGGATCGGCTCGACGAAGCCGGCGAAGGCGCGGACCAGCTGGAACTGGGTCTGGCCGGCGGCGGCGGTTCCAAGCGCCTGGCCGGTCACGGAATTGTCATCGGGATCGTTGAACAGGAAGGAATCGAAGGCGCCCTGGCGGGCCAGCAAGAAGGCGACCAGGGTCCGGAACTCGTTATTGGCATCGTCGCGCAGGAAGTTGAACGACAGCTGATATTCGCGGCAGGGCGTCGTCCACAACGCGGCGCGGTTTTCCCTGCCGGAGACCGAGGTCTGGATCAGCGTCTTGCCGGCGACGGGAGTCCAGACGACCGGGTATTCGAGGCCGGCGAGGCTTGGGAACACGGCGCTGCTCATGCGAACGCGCCTTCGCGGTGGGCCTGGCGCAGCGCCGCGACGACCATCGTCTTGACCTGCGCCGGCTGAACCCCGGCGCCGAAGGTGGCGTTGCTGAAATCGGCATGGATTTGGGCGCCGCCGGAGCCGCCGCCGGCCGCGAGGCTGGCGCGGAGCGGGTCGGCGATGCCGGCGGGCAGCACCATCTCACGGGCATGCAGCTGCGTGACCGGGTTGAGGCCGGCGGGCACGTCGAAACCGCCGGCGGCGGAGAACACGTCGAACGCCATCACGGCGGCGAAGGCCCCGGCGGCGGCGATGGGCGCGAGCACGGGGCCGACGATGGGGATGTCGGCGGTCGACGCATAAGTCGAAGCCGCCGCCTTGTTGGCGTCGCCGAACACCGAGGCCGACCCAGCCGCCGCGTCGGCGGCCTTGCCGGCGGCCTGCCCGGATTGCATCGCGGCCAATCGCGCCGCCTCCCCCGACTGGGTGGCGGTGGTCATGGTGAGCTCGGATTCGAGCCAGGTCTCGGCCCGCTTCACCGCCATGTTGACGAAATCGGAGACGACGGACTCACCGAGCTTGGCGACGGCCTGGCGCAGGGTTTCGTTGCCGTTGATGATGCCGGACAGCGACGAACTGAAGGCGTTGCCGATGGGGGCGATGATGCCCTGCCAGGCCTGCTCGGATTCCGTGATCGATTTCTGGTCGAGCTGCCGCAGCTTCGCATAATGCTGTGTCTCGATCTGGTCGAGCTGGGATTGCAGCTTTTTCTGGCCCTCCACGGTGGCGTCGGCGGCATCGAATTCCGCCTGGAGCTCGGCCTGAAGCGCCGCGAATTTGGTGTTTTCGATGCGGATTTCCTGGGCGATGGCGTCATCGGCGGACATCTGGTGGAGGGCCTTCTCGCGCTCCACCTGGGCGACCTCGGCGGCGTAGAAATCCTCCTGGGCCTTGCGCTGGGTGGCGCCGGTCCCTGCCCCGTTGAGCGCGGCGTTGAAATCGACCAGCGCCGGCTTGGCGGTCATCGCGGCGTTGGCGATGGTCTGGAAATAATTTTGGATGACATCCGCGGTCGAGGCGATCTGTTGGAGCGAGCCGGACAGTCCCGCCGCCAGATCGTCATTGGCGACGGTGAAGCCGATATCGATGGTGTTGTCGGCCATGGGCGCCTCCTTTCGGGGCGCGCGGGCGCCCTATTTCCGGATGATTTCCGCCACCTTGCCGTCGAGGAAGGTAATGCGGGCGTTTTCGGGGTAGAACCAGATCTGTTCGGTCGTGGTGCATGCACGCCGGTGGCAGGGATCGCGGGTTTCCCGGGACAGAGGCGCGCCCCAGGCGCTGGCCAGAACCTGATCCGGCGTCATCTCGAACACCACGCCCGGCAGTTTGAGCCGCCACGCGGCCTCCGCCGGCTTCAGATGCGCCAGGAACAGGGCGTAGCTGCCGATGTCGTAGCGCGTGTCATGATCGGTGAAATAGGCGCTGAACGGCTTGGCGATGTCGAAGCCCATATAACCGGGGCCGCCGTTTTCGAAGGTGACGTGAACCCGGATTTCCTTGGTATAGGAATAGGTCGGCTCGACCCCGCTGTAGGAATCGATGGTGAACTTGCCGGATACAAGCGCGCACTGGGGACCGTTCGGACCGGGATCGAGGAAGAAGTAGTAATCGGGCCGGTCGCAGAGCAGTTTCCGGCTGGCGCCGATCAGGTAATAGGTATGGCCGATATAGGGCGCGATGACGGGCCGCTCGGCCTCCGTGTCGCGATCATGCTCGAGTTTCGCGCGCTGCGCGGCGGGGTCGCAGGCGGCGAGGAGGAGGGCGATGCCGAGCGTTGTTAGTCTGTGTAGCAGTTCCGCCTCCGCCGTGCTTAGCCAGCAGAGCCGCGGGATTGAGTATTCGGCGTTTGCATCGATGGGACCGGAACTCTATTTATTTGTGTTGATTCCCAAAGGAGGGTTGAGGTCCAGCGTCGGACGTCGGCTGAGGAGCCACTTTATCCCCACCCAGGGCATCGGAAAACTTGGTTGGCGTGACCATGAAATGGTCATACGCACCCGCGGCAACAATAATTGCGCCGATGATGACAGGAGCGAGAACCGCTGTGACCATCGCCAAGCCAGCTTGCTTCCAAAAATTTCCAGCAGATTTTATGGTCGTGACGGCGGATTGAACGGATGACACTATGGCTTCGTCTATAGCCTTTTTCCGCGCTTCTTCGAACTCATCAGCAAGATAAAGACGGGCGGATTCGTCGAAGAACTGCGCGGCGCGTTCACGGGCTTGCTGAACGCGACCCGTCGTTATCTGGCTGATCCAACCATCCATCTCAGCTTGAGTAGGAACCGCGTTGCGCTTTTCACACTCCTCGACCCACTCGAACTTATCGAGTGTCAGAAGAGCGAACGCCAAAAGATCAATCTCGAACCTTGTTCCCGCGTGGGACCTAAGATGATCAAAAAGCTCACGTTCGTTAGCCGGCATTCCTCTTCACAGGCGACATTTTTTCGGGATAGCCCAGTTTATCGGCCGCCCTTTCGAACGCCCGCTCAACCCGTTGAATACGCTCGGCGCCCACGATGAACTTGCCGGCGCTCTTTGATCGAGGAACGATCGAGTCGCGCGTTGCGATTGACCGGGCCTTGGCATCTACATCAGACATTTTTACAAGCTCCGCGAGGGGTTAATCCACGCATCCGGTCAACCATCGCACATTGTTTCCAAATCGCCAAACCACTTTCTTGGATTGATACGGTAGGAAATGAGCGTGCTGGATAGCGATTCATCCATTAAAGCTATATGGCGCGGAGCAACGACTTTCGCAAACTCGCGCTTGACGCCTCACCAGATTCGTCTGCCACCAACGGGCGGGCGCTTTCGGCGAAGTGTTCTCGCCGGGTCTTTTTCGCCGGTTTCGCCGTGGGCAAGTTTCTGAGTGTGGACGTGCGGATGCGCTATTCGCCGATTGCGCGGCAACCGGCTTCTATTGATCGACCACTTTGAAATGCGACCAGTTGTATTCCGTGACGCCCATGAGTTGCGCCCGCAGGCCATCGGCATCGGAATTCAGCTTGGCCAAGCTGTCTTTCGCTTCTGCGATCGCATCCGCGTATCCTGGGCGTCCGTCCTGAAAGGCGTACTCCAAAGCGTTGTTCAGCAACTCGCGGGCTTCGTCGTACTCTCCGATGTAGACGGCGCATTGCGCGAGGTAGATGTTCGGCCACGGCACTGCGAGGCGCGGGCGCTCAGCCACTATTCTGTCAATCCTGCCCTCGGCGATCATCGCGGGAAGATCATCCTTGATAATTGCCTGATGCAGGGTTTCCGCCATGGCCTGAGGCCCGGAGTCGAAGCGCGCGGAGCCTTGAATTTTGGGACCGGACATCGCCGTGTTCAGATCGAGCGCGTTCCGAAACATCATCTGATAGCAGATATAAAGCCCCGTTCGGGTGTAATATTTGTTGCAAGTAAATCGCAACCTTGGTACGATCGGTCCGTGGTTTGTAAAACAAACCTCGATCGGCCAATCATGATCGGGGGGCGCCGCCAAGTCGTAGCGCCGAGGCGTGCTTCCGGGCAGCATCTTTGTGAGGATCAGGCTCATCTGATCCAACAGCTTAAAAGCAGAGAGCTCGTCGTAATTCTCCGGCATCTTTGCCCAGGAATCCGTTATGCTCATTTTAACTGCTCCCGAACCAAGAAATAGCTGTAGACTGGTGGACCAGGCAAATTTCGCATCGCGGCTTCGCGCTGCTTCCGCGTTGCCGTGGCGCTGGTGTCCGCGGCTGTGCCGGATTTCACCTCGAAAGCGGCCAGTGGATGCCCAGGCGGCCCGAAGATAACATCCGGGCATGATGAACCCAAGGGTTTACGCTTACCTGCCAGAAGCTTTCCGTCTTTATAGACGTTATTGATGTGGAGGTTCAGGTCTTTTGGAGCGGCTTCGATCTCCTCCTCCAACGTATCATGCAGTTTCTGTCCATAACCGAGCATTCCGGGTCTGAAAGTCAATGTCGTGACTTTTAGAATAGCCAACGCGACCATGGTCTGAACGAGCCGTTGCGCGAGGTCAATGTCCGCCCCATGAATTCCATATTCATAATCTGGATAATACTGGACGCCTAGCGTTTGAGCCGCCGGTTGAAGGTCAGACCGGCCAGGCCCGCCTCCCCCCGCCTGAGCACCGCTGGTAAACTGCCCGCCGCCGGGGCCGGGTGGCTTGTGGAACGGATTGTATTTGGCGATGACCGAATTCGGGTCGATTTGCAGAAACAGCAGCAGGAGGGGCGCGCGGACGGCGTCGCCCTTATCCAGGGCGCGGGCGAGCGCCGAGATCCCGGAGCGGCGGTCGGCCAGGCCGATCAGCCCGCCGGAACAGGTCGCCTTGGTAAAAGCCAGGGTTTCTTCCGCTGGCGTGACGCGGCCGTAGCGGTCTGATTTCGTCAGAGGCGTTCCGTCGGCCAGATAGGCGTGGCCTTCGAACAGGAACGGCAAGCCGTCCGGGTTCACACCCTCCGCGAGGCGGTAGATTGGCATCGCGGTTCTCCGGTTGGGTTTAGGGCGCTGTCGGACCGGACGCGCTTGCCGCGGCGTCACCCCCACCCGGCCTCCCCCATCAAGGGGGAGGAGCATGAATCACGGCTGCCGCCCAAACAGCGGGAGCAGGTCGGCCAGGTCGGCGGGTTTCTCGGGTTTGGGGGTCAGCAGCGCGGCCAGCAGGATGTGGGCCGGGGGGTGGTCGCGCCAGTAGGATGCGAGGGCGTGGAATTGGGGGAGGGTCAGGTCGTCGATTTGGGGCCAGGTCCAGCCGCAGGAGGTGGCGATCAGGGCGTAGACTTCGCCCCAATCCCAGCCGCGGCTCAGGCTTCCCCCGGGGCGCCGGCCCTGGGCCGCAGCCCGGAGAGGGTGGCGATGGCGGAGACGGCGGCCTGGAGTTCAGGGATTGTGGGCGTCAGATCGTCGAAGGCCTGGCGGGTGAAGGCGGGGTCGCCGGTCTGGATCGCGGCGGTGACGATGTCGCCCTGGGCGTCGAGCTTGGCCTCGGTGTCGATACCGAGCGTCAGGAACAGGGGCAGGATGCGCTTGAGGTCACGGAACTTGAGCGGCGCGATGGGGTAGGTTGCGCCGGCGAGGGTGATGGTTTGGGTCATGGGATTCCTGTTTAATAAATGGTTGTCATCCCGTTGAAAAACGGGACCCATTTTCCCGCCATCTCGGCTGCCGATAGATGGGTCCCGGCCTTCGCCGGGATGACGGGATTTGGGGATTTTCGTAAACTGGCGCTTATTCGCTGAGCCAAACGTTGCCGATGGCGCCGGCGGTGTCGGCGGCGGCTTGGAAGTCGAATTCGGGGATCATGAAATCCTCGTTCTTGAAGGCGAGGGAGAGTTTGGGGGAGATGACGGAGTTGAGCTCCAGGTTGAACAGCTTGCCCTGGTATTGCTCGTTGAGGATGAGCTTGAAGGTGGGCTGCGAGCCCATCAGCGCGTTGGTGAGCGCGAGGCTCGTGCCGGTCGTGGTGGTGTAGGTGTAGGTGAACAGGAGGGCGGCGTTGGCGTCGCCGGCGCCGAGGCTGTAGACGCCGCCGGCGACGGAGTACTGGCCGGTGGCGGGGGCGCTGGCGACGGGGGTCAGCAGCACGCCGGTCGCGGCATAGGCGACGCCGAGATCGGCGACGAAGGTGGCGTGGTTGGCGACCGTGACGGTGTAGGCGGAACTGGCGGGGACGGTTCCGGCCTCGCTCAGCTGGGTCAGGGTGTTGCCGGTCGAGAGCGTCTGGCCGAAGAAGATGTTGTTGAAATTGGCGGCGGTGATGCGGGCGGCCTTGGCCTTCCCCGTGATCTTGAGCGCGCCCCGGGCGAGCGCGGCCGCCGCCTGAAACTGGCCCGTCAGCTCCTTGACGGTGAAGCTCATATCGAGCTGCACGTCCTGCAGGGTGCCGAACTGGGCCGGGGTGGCGATGGCGGTGTCGGTGCGCAGCGCGACCAGCGCGCCGATGCCGAAGGCGTATTGGGTCATGGGGCTTTCCTTATCTGTGCGGGGTCAGGGGACCAGGATTTCAACGGGCACGATGGCGTAGGCGTATTCGCCGAGCAGGCCCTCGTCGGTGTCGATGCGGCCGTTGATGGTGACCCGCCTTGCCAAGCCGCCGAGGGTCTGGACCCGGGCGGGGTCGCCGGCGCCGAAGGCCGTGTCGATCGCGTCGAGCAGCGGGTTCAGGAGCGACGAGGTCGGGAAGCTTTTGTCGCCGGAATGGACGTAGAGGACGAGTTCGATGTGCATCAGGCGCTTCAGAGGCTGCATGCCGGTCCACTCGACGGTCTCGCCCTTATAGATCTGGAAGAGCGCGGGGCAGTTGCCGGCGCCGACATCCTGCGGCGGCTTCAGCCGGCGCGAGGCGATGCGCAAAGCGGTCAGGCCCGTGGCGTTGGATGTCAACAGCGTGAACAGGGCGGACTGGATGGCTTCGCGGTTCATGGGACGAGCGCCTCGGCGGTGGCGGCTTGCAGGGTCGCGGCGATCATGGGGGCGAGTTCGGCCAGCGCGGAGCGCAGATAGGAATGCGCCGGATAGTCGACCTTGCGGTCATAGGCGCGAACCTGGGCGGTGACCGGCGCGATGGCGCGGCCGAAGGCCTGACTTTGCTGGCGCAGATGGGCGCGGACGTTTTCGGTTCCGGTGAAGCCGTATTCCTGGAAGGCGGCGTAAGGCGCGCTGGCGGTCACCGTCGCGCGGAGTTTGGAGCCCGGATCGACCGCGGCGGCGAGCGAGGCGCGGAGCGCGCCGGTGCGGGTGTTGAGGACGTCGCCGGACAGGTTGCGGTCGGCGATGGCGAGCAGCCGATCGGCGAGGTCGGACGCGGCGATCTGGGCCGCGGCCTCGGCCTTGGGGCCGAGCGATTCGAGCCAGGCGGCGAGCGCGGCGGTGGAGAGGGTGGCGCTGATCATGCCAGGTTCGCCCGTGTGTAGCGGGCGATGACGCTGGCGACGAAGGGGCTGACATCCTTCTGCGCGTAGCTGGTCGTCGCCATGCCGCCGAGGCCCTCGGAGGTTTTGCCCAGCCGTTCCTTGCCCCGATAGCGCAGGCCGGCCAGCTCCATCACCGCCTCGGCCACGTCCTGAGGCGGGGTGGCGTAACCGGCCGTGTAGGTCACCGCGATGTTGGCGAGGCCGGGGGTGAAGGTGAAGCCGTAAAGCAGGATGACGTTGCCGTTCAAGGTCCAGCCATGCTGGCCGGGCGCGGCTTGCGGGATCGGGCGGCCGTGGATGGCGAGCGACGTAACCGCCGTGACGGGATATTGGCGGAGATAGAGGCGATGGCCGCCCTTGCCGTCGTAGAGCTCGGTATAGCTCTGGGACAGGATCGAGCAGGCGCAGGCGGTGACGAAGAAGGCGCTGGCGGCGGAGATCAGGCGGGTGAGGACGATGTCGTCGTTGGATTGCAGGTCGCCGCCAAGATAGGCCTTGAGGTCGGAGAGGGTGACGAGGTCGCCTGGGGCCATGGGGGTGCTCCTATTCTATTGTCGTCATTGCGAGGAGCGCTTGCGACGCGGCAATCCAGAGCGGTGCGAGCGGCCCTGGATTGCCGCGCTGCGCTCGCAATGACGGAAAAAGGGATCAGCCGTTGGCGATGTTGCTGATGACGCCCATGGCGAAGGGGGCGTAGACGGCGAGGACTTCCTCGGCGTAGACGCCGAATTCGTAGGCCCGGGTCTTGAGCGGCCAGTCCATGCGGTAATAGTCGCGGCGGGTCTTCACCTCGGCGACGTTGGGCACGTTGGAGGACTGGTACTGGGCCGGCAGGTTCTCGGACCAGCCGATGATGGTGCCGGGCGGGACGAAGGGATGGATCTTGACCGGGATCTTGTAACCGCCGTCGAGCGCGAAGGGGTTGTAGTAATACTCGACCACGCCGTTGGCGACGATGGCGAGCGGGTCGGCGCCGTCGGTGGTGTAGCGGAGCAGCGGCGAGGAGGAGGCGTTCAGCACCTTGTTGGTGATGTTCTTCTGTTCCTGACTGTTGACGTAGAGCACGGTCGGGCTGACCTGGGCCGTGTCCCACATCTTTTCCAAGAGGACGTCGATCTCGTTGACCGAGCCCCGGCCGGAGGCGGTGAGCGGCGTGCCGGTTCCGGCGGTTCCGCTAGCCAGGTAGTTGACATAGGCGCCGGAGCCGGATTTGAGCGCGGAGGTCAGCAGCCCGTCATAGGCGAGGCCGGGATTGGCCGAGCTGTCGGCGGTGATCGCGCTGGCCGCCTGGGTTCCGGTCGTGAGCGGGGCGGAGAAGGCGACGCTGTTGATGGTGGTGATGGCCTGAAGCTTTTCCGAACCGGCGGGGCCGGCGAACCAGGCATAGCCGACCGCGCCGGTGACGGCGGCCACGGTCGCGGACAGGGTTTGGCCCAGGGTGACGGCCTGGGTCGCGTTGGCGGACGGGGCGGAGGAGCCGCCGTTGAGGGTGAAGCTGACCCCATCCGCGCCGGTGATGGTCTTCGACGTGGCGACGCCGGCGGTCAGGCTGGAGTTGCGGTAGCCCTCATAGGTCAGCGCCACGGCGATGACCGACCATGTTCCGGCCGGCAGCGTGGCGCCGGAGCCGGCGGCGGCGAGAGTCGGGGTCGGCGCGGTTCCGAGCTGGAGCGTGCCGTTGCCGCCGAGGAAGGCGTTCTCCTCCTTCAGCATCATCTTCTGGAGCAGGCGCATGGTGGCGGCGGCCTGCTCGTCCTCGAAGCCCTGGGCGGCGGAGACGGCCTCGAAGGTTACCGAATCCTCTTCGCCGACGGTGGCGTAGGAAGCGGAGCGGGTGGACGTGCTATAGCTCATGCGGCCGGAGCGCTGGCCTTCCGGCACCCAGCCCATCGCGTCCCAGCCGGAGCCGATGATGGCGTTGACCTGGCGCCAGTTGGTGGCCGTGCCGGTTCCGCCGCCGACCCGGGGCAGGACGTTGCGGATCGGCGTCGCCGCCGGATAGAGGTTCTTGGCCGAGGCCTGCAAATCATAGGCGACGAGGCCCGTGGCGGTGGTGATGGTTTTCGAGAGGGTTTGCGGCTCGCCGTTGGCGAGGGCCTCGCGGAGCAAGGACAGGGTTTCGGCGGTTGCGTTGGCGTTCATGTGAGACTCCTTGGATTGGGGATGAAGATGGCGTTAGCCGAGAGCGGGGTGATGGAAGACGCCGAGGCGTTGCTGACGAGGATCGGCGCGGATGCCGAGCTGCACCGCCGGTTCATGGCGATGCTGGCGGATATGCGCGAGGGCGAACTGGCCGAGGCCGCCCGCGCGATCGGCGGGTGCGACCAGGGTCGGTTTCGCCAGCTGAGGCTGGTCGAGCATCAGCTGTACGAAAGGCTGCTGGCGGGGTTCGCCAACGCGCTGGCGACGATGCCGTCGGGGATCGAGACGGCGCTGGGCATGGCGGCGCAGGTGCTGCCGCGGTGATTTTATTTTTTATCCGCAGATGTCGCAGATTTCGCAGATGAAAGCCTAAGAATTTTACCACGAAGGACACGAAGTATGAAAAGAATTATTTGCTACGCAGCCATGAATTGATACACGCAGTAGGTAATGATTCATATGCCTCCTTAGTGTTCTTAGTGCCCTTCGTGGTAAAATTCATAAAATCTGCGTTAATCTGCGAAATCTGTGGATAAACTCATCCACGGATTACTCTACCTGTTGGCGAGTTTTTCGATCTGGTGGAGGGTGAGGGGGCGGCGCAGCGCGCGTTTGGTGAGTTCGAGGGGGTCCTGGGTTTCGGGCTCGTCGGGCGGGGGCTGGCGGTCGGCGGATTTGGCGATGGCGCGGAGCGCGGCCCTTCGCGGCGCGGGGGCGCGGGACAGGAGCTTTTTGAGGGCGTCGCGTTCGGCGATGAGGCCGGCGATCTTGTCCGACAGGGTGTCATCGTCGTTGTCTTCATCCGTGTCTTCCATGGCGTCGGGGTCGCAGCCGGGACAGGCGGCGCCGAGGGAGACGGCTTGGTCGTGGATGGCCTGGATCAGGGAGAGATCGGCGGCGGAGTTGCGGGCGCCCACTTTGGCGGCGGTGTCGGACTTGAACATGGTGAAGATGGCCTCTGGGTTGGCGGGTCGGTCGACCAGGCTGATTTCGGACAGGCGGATGCCGGTGATGACGTGCTTTTGGGCCTGGTCGCGGGCGACCACGCTGCCGCCGATCGAGAAGCCCTTGTAGACGCCGGAGGTGACTTTCTCCCACGCCACGGGGTCGACGATGTGGGCGGCGAGGAAGAGGCCGCGGGCGTCCAGTTCGGCCTCGGTCGCGATGCCGACGGCGGAGGGCTGGTGCATCTCGCGGATATTGGCGAAGCGCATGTAGTCCGGCAAAGCGGCCTCCAGGGCTTCGCGTTTCACGATCTCGCCCTGGCTGTCGAGCGCCTCGGTGGAGGCGTAGCCGAAGACCATGTGCTGGGCCTCGTCGATTTTGGTGATGGCGGCGTAGAGTTTCATGGGGTTCTCCTGGGATATGAAATGATTGAACCGCCAAGTCGCCAAGGACGCCAAGATGAATTAACCGCAGAGGCGCAGAGGCGCGGAGAAAAGAATATAATTTTCTTATTTCTCCGCGCCTCTGCGTCTCTGTGTTAATTTTTGTCTTGGCGTCTTGGCGTCTTGGCGGTTTAATTTCTTTATAGATCAGCAGGCGTGTTGTTCTGTCCCTTCAGGACGCTTTCCAGCGTCACGGCGCCGGCGGCGGTGTAGATGAGGGGGGCGTCGCCGCCGGCGATGGGGTCGTCGCCGGATTCGGCGCGGGCTTCGTTGATGGTTTTGAGGCCGGATTTGACCTTGAGATCGGTGATCTGGGCCTGTTGCAGGAGGTTGGAGGATTTTTCGTCGACCCATTCGAATTCGAGGTCGGGAAAGCCGAAATCCTCTTCGATCACCTGGTCGACCAGGCTTTTGATCCACAGCATGATGGGGCCGAGGCCCTCGCCCAGCGCCATTTCCTGGGCGTTGTCGGCGGTGGCGCGGTTCATCTGCTTGGTGAAGGGGGCGGGCGAGGTGGAGAAGGCGTAGCAGACGATGCGGGCCAGCCACTCGTCGAAATCATCCTTCAGCGGCGGCTCGCGCATCGGCTGATAGCGGAAATCGGCCGGGACGAAGCGGGCGTGGCGGCGCTGCCCGGTGTTGCCCGCCATCATGCTGTCCCAATAGTCCTGGAACTCGCCGATCTGCCGCATGGTCCAGCCCTGGGGCACGCCGATCAGCGCCTCGGGCATGTTGCCCTCGGTGAAATATTGCAGCTGCGCGATCTGGCGACGGAGCGCGATGTTGACGGTGGTGATGATCTGCTCCACCGGCGAGAAGCCGTAGACCCGGGCGGTGCGCGGGTTGCGCGGGAGATAGAGCATCTCATCGGCGGAGAAATCGGCCTTGGGCACGCCGTGCAGCACCTGCTGATAGGCGGGATCGGGCGCGGTGGGCATACGGCCCTGGTCGTCGATCAGCACCTTGATGGTGGCGCCGTCGACCGGCTCCAGCGCCATCAGGCCGCCATCGTTGGTCCGCGCCCGGTAAAGGGTGGGCGCGTCGATGACGAACAAGTCTTCGAGCAGCATGCGCAGCCAGGGGCCCCAGCGATTGACGCCGTCGGGCTTGCGGAAGAAGGCTTCGAGCGCGGTGACGCGGGGATCGGCGGCGGCGGGTTTGGCGGCGGCGATTTGGGCGCCGGGGACGATTTTGGGGCGGATGTTCCAGCGCAGGCGCTCGACCTGGTCCTTGCGGGTTTCGATCACGAGGCGGAGCACGTCATAGCTGTCAGCCAGGGCGCGCATCTGCTGGAACGACACCCCCTCCTCGCCGCGCGGGCGGTATTCGATATTGAGGCCGGTGCGGTAATCGAACCGGCGGGGCTCGACGAAGGCGGGCGCGACCGGCTCCAGCGGCTGGAGCGGGCCGAACCAGTTGTCGGGCGCGACGCCGCGGATGGCGTAACGGACGCCGGCGGTGAGGCGGGAGATGAAGCCGGGCGGGTTCGTCAGGGGCGTGAGGGTTCCGTCAGGCGGCATCGGGGATCCCCTGGGCGGTGAAGAATGAATGCAGCTCGACCCGGCGGCCGCTGACGGTCGAACAGGTGAAGCCGAGCAGGTAGCGGGCGGCGGCGGGCTGGGTGATCGCCTGCGCGGCCACCGTGCCGATGAAGGCCGGGGCGCCGTCGAGCGCGGCCTGGTAGCCGGTGACCGGAATGTCGACCGGGAAGAACAGGGTGGCCAGCGTGGCGGGGTTCAGGCTGTCACCCGCGTCGAGCGCGACCGAGAGGTCGATGCCGAACACGTCGTCGGCCGCCGTGGAGAGCGCGGGAAAATCCCGGCCGGCGTAGCCGGAGGGGAAGATCGGGATCAGGGTGCGGGCGGCGCTGAGCGTCATTGTGGTCGCTCCCGATTGAGGTTGCGCGGTGAGGCCGTATTCCAGGAACGAGACGGGGCCGCCGGCGCCGAGGCCGATTGTGATTGGCCAACCGGACATGGGCTTTCTCCTGCTGGCGGTGAAGAATTATTATCCACAGATGTCACAGATGACACAGATGAAAGCCTTTGAAGATTATGAATTAACCACAGAGGCGCGGAGGCGCGGAGCCTGAATATGAATTACTCGCTGCGCGGCTGATGAATTCATGAGCGCCGCGGGCAATAATTCAGTGGCTTTCCTCCGCGTCTTAGCGGCTTCGCGTTTCATTCATGCATCTGTGTCATCTGTGACATCTGTGGATAAACCTCATGCGTTACGCGGTGCGGCGGCGTATTGTAGCGGCGGTGGGGCTGTCGAGGGTGATGGGCCAACCGGACATGGGCTTTCTCCTGCTGGCGGTGAAGAATTTATCCGCGGATTTCGCAGATTTTCGCAGATTTTATGAATAAGAGATTCACCACGGAGGCACAGAGGCGCGGAGGAAGAATATAAATTATTCGCTGCGCGGCCATGAATTCATGAAGCGCCCCCCCGCCTTCGCGAGGGCAGGCTCAAAAGCATAATTCATCGGCTGTTCTTTGTGTCTCCGTGCCTTTGTGGTGAATATTTTCTTAATCTGCGAAAATCTGCGTAATCCGCGGATAACCTCACGCGGTGCGGCGGCGGGTTGTGGGGGCGGTGGGGCTGTCCAGGGTGAAGGTCATGGCGGGGGTTTCGCCGTCGAGTTTGGCGGCGGTCAAGGTGGCGCCGGATTGCGAGACGTTGCCGAGGATCGCCAGGATGCCATAGAGCAGCTGCGCCAGCGTGGCCGGCTGCCCGTTGGCGGCGTAGCTTTCGGCGAGCGCGCCGGTGAGCACGGCGAGATCGGCCAGGCCCAGCGCGGCGGGATCATAGGGGCTGAACGCGACCACCTGGCATTTGACATCGGCCGGATCGGCCCCCGACGCGGCGGCGTGGAGGAGCAGGACGCCATCGGTCGTGACGTCCGACCCCGCGGGCGTCAGGCTGTACCAACCGTCGCCGAGCTCGGCCACCGCCCCGGCCGGCGCGGCGAAGGCGCCGCCGTTGCGGGAGATGAGAACCGAGGGCGCGGCCCCGGTAAGCCCGGTGACGTGATCCGCGGACGCGGCGAGAAAGAACGGCACCGGCCGCGCATCGCCGTTCAATATCAATTGCATGACAGATCCTTACCTGTTGACGAACGATGTTAGGCAGCGACGAATGGGAGGAGATGCGAATCGGAGGGAGGGGAGAGACGGATGTCGAGCCTGGTCAGGAATGAGCGATTTAAGCTGGGCGCCAGCGCGCTGAGTACGCTTGGGATCGCCTTCATCGTTACCGGCATTGTCGCGCCCGCGGCGACGGCCATTTATGGCGGCGCAGCACGGAGCGGCTTTAACGAGTGGTGGCTCTTGGTTTTCGCAGGTTGGTTTTTGGGCGGCGCCGCATGACATTTCGGCGGACAGGGGCTGCTGGGGCGGATGAAATGACCGGACTTATGATCTATTTGACGATCGCTCCGCTGGTGACCGCCGCCATCTGCGTCGGCGGAATGTTGTGGTGGGCAAGCCGGCTGAAGTGAGTGACGTCGAACTCTACTGGTTGATCACCCCGTCCGTCGGCTTCGCGCTGGTCGGCGGCGGGGGGCTGTTCCGGAACAGAGGGGCATAGAGTCTGTCGAGATGGGCCGCCCGGATGGTTTCCTGGATCAGGGCGGCGTCGCTGGCGGTCGTCGCGATCTTCGCGCCAAGCGATGATTTACCGAACAGATCGGGCCGCTCCATCGCCAGTTTCAGCAACCGCTTGGTCGGCTTAGACGGTCGAATCTGGCCAGCCTCGTATTTCTCGAACGATTTTTCCCCGGTGCCGAAGATTTCGCCGGCATCACGCTGCGTCAAGCCGCAGCGCACCCGAATGGCCCGGATCGCGAGCGGGGTAAAAAGCTCCCCCTTCACGATCGCCTCGGCTGTCCGCCTGGCCATCTCCGCCACCAGGTTATCGTCATCGACCAGCTGGCCGTCCAAATCCGCCGGATCATCGAGCGAATACCACCAGCCGGGCTGAAGGTATTCGAAGGTCTGGCCTTCGACCGTCAGCGCAACCAGCTTCTCACCTCGGATCATCGGCCGGCCGCTTTCCGGGCTGGGCATCGCATCCGGGTAATTCCTTGGGTTCTTAGCCATGGTCATGCCTCTTTGAAACTGATCAGGTAAAACGCGCCGGCCGCGTCGAGCGTGAATTTCACATACAGTTCCTTTCCGCTCAGCGTGGGCTTGTAGACATCCTGCCAGATTTGATGATTGGCATAGGAGGTCATGGACTTGTCGAAATCGGCCTGGCTCAAAGCCTGGATCGCGGCGACCACACCCGAATCGTCCAATTTGAGGGCATCGGCCCCTTGCTTGGACGTGAAAGACCGGTTCAGCGTGGTTGGGTCGGCGAACGCCGCCTTGATGTCTTTCAACCGGAAATGTGGTTTTCGCTTCTCCATTGAAAAGTCCATCATAGGGCATAACACACATAGACTCAACGACCCCCATAATGGGGGCATACCCATGATCGTCGCGCAGCGCCCCGCGCCGGGATGGCGCCCTCGCCCGAAACGATGAACGCGCGTTAACCGTTGACCACGCGGGCGCGGCTGTAGCCGGCGAGGGTCGTTCCGCCGCCCATCGCGGCGCCGATCTGCTTCGCATAGGCCGCGCCGATGCGGGCATGGCCGAAGGCGAGCGGGTGGACGCCGTCATAGGTCCATTGGAACGGGTTGCCGCTGTAATTGAAAGCGATCGAGAACACGCCGGCGGGGAACAGGGATGTGGCGTCAATGAAACAGACATTGGCGTCGCCGGAGGACGCCTTATAGGCCGCCACCGCCGCGGACAGGTTGCCCTCATACGCGCCCATGCACTCGACGATCACGAAGAGAATGGTGGACGGCCCGGCGGCGGCGCGCATGGCGGTGAGCCACGCCCCGCACGCCGATTGGATGGCGGAGCCGGCGACGCCGCCGCGCAGATCGTTGCCGCCATGGATGACCGCGATGTAATCGAGCCCCGCGAAGCTCCGGCTCCGGCCGATGCTGTGGGTTGCATAGAACGTGTCGAACGCCGGCGCGTTGCTTCCGCCGGACACCGTCCACCCTGAGCCGCCATAGCCGAGCTGCCCGTATTCCGCGCCGAGCGCCAGGGCGATGTCGCAGGCGAAGCTGACCGTTGCGTCATCCGAGCCGTCCGTGTTGGCGTGGCAGCCCTGGGTGATGCTGTCCCCATAGATCAGCATGCGTTTGGAGCGCAGCGCCGCCGGGGAGACCGAGGCCGAGCCGTCGATCGTGACGCCGTTGATCCGCACGACATTGGTCGGCGACACGCCGCTCGACCCCGCCACGTCGCCATAGCTGTTGGTTTGCGACGATTGCCGGAAATACAGCTCAACGGAATAGGTTGTGGTGGGGGTGAGGGATGCGGACAGGACGAGCGAGGTCTGAGACGGCGCAAGCTGAACATCGGTGAACGCGCCGCCGTTGAGCGAATACCGCAAAACCGGCATGTCACCGGACGGGAAGCCGGAAGTGGTGGCGTTGTCGAGGGAGAGGGAGAGGGCCTAACCATTGACGACGCGCGACCGCGAGTAGCCGGCGAGGGTTGCGGGGCCGCCGCTGGGCGTAAGGGCAACGATCACTTCAGTCGCCCACATCGCGCCCGCCGCCTGGTCACCGTAGTCGTTTGGATGCACGAGATCGGCGCTGCGCTGTAGACTATTTGCGCGCCGCTGGAAATAATTAAACGGCCCGAGCGGATTGACATGAAAAACCGTGCTTCCATTTGAAAGCGCGGTCATCTCGGCATCGTACTGGATCAGTAATGCTGAGTTTATCACACTTTCGTCGCCCGACGCTTCGTTTTGAGACATCACTCCGAACAGATGGATTGACTTCAGCGTGGGCACATTCGCCTGGATATAGGCGATGATCGCCGCCATGTTCGATCGATAGGTCGATGCCGAGTTGGCGACGCTTTCCTGTGCGTCCGCGCCGCCAAGTTCGGTTACCACGCGCGTCACGCCGGCAGCGGCCCAGGCAGTACAAGCCGCAGGAAGATACGATCCCCCAGGTAACCAATTGTTCGAATATGATCCTGATACCGAGTAGTTCAGCGACAGGTTAGTGTTTGTCCCGTTCGGGCCGTTGGTCGGTGCGCCACCATACCATTCCTTCGACGGCATGCCGAAATTCAACTGGTCGATCATTGCTGAGAAAGGCGACTGAACCGTCGAATAGGCACCCTCTTCGATGCTGTCCCCGAAGCCGCCGACGATTTCCAGCGCGCTTGACGCCTTGGTTGTGACGTGGACTTGCGCCGTGAGCACCTGCGCGCCGCCGGTCGTATCCGTGTATTGCAGGGCGTAATAATAAGTCGTTGCCGCCGCGATGCTCGTATCGATGTAGGCTTCTGTCGTCGCGCCGCTGATCGCCGTTCCATTCGATCCTGCCGTCGTCGACCTGTACCATTGATAGGTATAAGTTCCACTGCCGCCGATGGCGTTGCTGGCCGAAAGCTGTACGGTCTTGACGCCAACATAGGTAGCATAGGCGGTGCCGGCGGAGAATGTCGCGCTGGTGGTGAGCGAGGCCTGCGAGGAAAACGCCGTGCTCGAATGCGAATCGGTGACTTCAATGACGTAGTAATAGGCCGTTGACGGCGAGAGGCTGGTGTCGTTCAGAGTTAGCGACGTTCCGCCGGAAATCAGATAGCCGGACCCGGGCGTGAACCCTGGCGTCGTGGACCGATACCACTGGTACGAATAGGCAGGATAGCCGCCGCTAGCCGATGTAGACGTTAGGGTCGCCGTCGTTGAGCCGATATTCGACGGCGTGACGCTGCCGGCCGTCAGCGAGGCAGGGGCGGATGTTGTGACGCTAATCTGCGCGGCGGTTACCGTCGCGCTTGCCGAATCGGTACTAACCAACTTGTAATAATAGGTGGTCGACGGCGACAGGCCGCTGTCCATGTAGATCAAAGTAGAGGCGCCGGAAATGATGTTGCCGGAGCCCGGCGTGAACCCGGATGTGATGGACCGATACCATTGATATAAATAGGGCGACGTGCCGCCCGATGCGCCGGTGTTCGTGACGCTGCAGCCGGTGCTAGTGATCGAGGACGCGCTCGAGGTGCCGGAGGTCAGGGCACCGACCGATGTGGTGATCGAGGCTTGGCTCGACCATGCGATTGCGCCGGTGGAATCCGTGACGACCTGAAGATAGTAATAGGTCGTACTTGAGTTGAGCCCACTGTCGTTTAGGACAAGCGAGGTTGGGCCGGAAACCATATTTGATGATTGTGGGACGAAGCCCGCGCTGGTCGAGCGATACCACTGATAGGTGTATGGGCTGGAGCCGCCGGTCGGCGCGACGGCGCTGAGCGTCGCGGTCGAACCGGTAATGCCAGAAGAAGTTATCGCTCCGGCGGCCAGCGACGAGTTGCCGAATGCCTCCAGATTGTCGATGCCGTTCCCGCCGCTGCCTCCGCTGTTCGCAAATCTGAAAGCTGCGTAGCCGGGCGTGTCCAGCGACAAATCGGTGATGTTGACTTGGTACCCACCCGGCTCGCTTGATCCGGTCAGCCAGACCTTTGCGCTGATTGTGGACCCGATGGCGGCGACGCGGAACGCAAGCGATGTCCCGGTGCTCCAGGCGATTCCGCTGACAGTCTGCGAACCGCCAACCGCGCCTGCCGACCCGCCTACTGATTTGTAAAGCTGGAACGTGATCGCGCTTCCGCCACTGCTCCCTGTGATCAAGAAGCCGTACCAGTTTTGGGCGCTGCTGGACCCGCTATATCGGACGAGCGGCGTGAACCCGTTTCCCGTTCCGTCGAACGATTTGCTGACGAAATACAGCCCCATATCGGCGGTGGCCGGGATCGACACGCCGCCACCCCCCGCCAGAACGACAACATCGCCGTCGGCACGGGATACGCCAGATAGGATGTTCGGCGACGAATAGGCCAGCGACCCGCCGGCCGTGACCTGCCATGTACCGACGACGGATGTAAACCATACCGGCAGCGCGCCGGCTATATCCGTGTCGAAATTGTCGAGGAAATACAGGTTCACCCGTCGTGCCCCTCGTGCTAGAGAAACTTACAGACTGTCGCTAAAAGCGTCGAAACCGAGACAAACTCCGATGCGTCACTGGATCGTTTTGCCTTACCCGCACGCCATAACCTCGCCGGTCTGGTTCTTTGGATGCCGTCCTGCCCAAAGAGACGGGAAATTTGAGGCTATCGGGCAATCTGTCCTCAGGCCAGAACAACACGCTGAAATTGCATTTAAGCAATGAAAAGCGTAGTGGGATTTACCAAAGTGCATATTAGCCGCCGACCCGCTCCTAAAAGCATCGGTGAAATCAGTAAAGAAAATAAAGGGCTCGGACCCGGTTTCGATTTTCTCCGTGTTGCACTCGCCTTTGGCGTCGTGTTCATTCACGCGGAAACGGTAGCAACCGGACAGAACTATGAATCCTCACGTGTCATATGGCTACCTACTTATGCAATCCTGATCATGTTCTTTGGGCTGAGTGGTTTTCTGATCACCGGTAGCGCCCAGCGTTTAAGCCTAAAGAACTTTATGATCAATCGGGGCATGAGAATATTTCCAGCTCTTTTTATCGAAATCACTATGTCGGCACTTATTCTTGGTGCCATATTTACTAATATTCCCGTTCTAGAATATTACCTGCAAGGCGGGACATGGCGTTATTTTACGAATGTATTTGGTTTGATTAATTATCATCTGCCAGGAGTCTTCACCCATAACCCAAAAAACACTGTCAATTGGTCCCTCTGGACCGTTCCGTATGAACTTGGTTGCTATGTCATCATGGCCGGATTAATGATCTTTAAGCTGGTGCACCGTCGCAGGGCTATCCTAGTTATCGTCGCGATCTTTCTTGCACTTGGCTTTATCGTTCCAATGTTCATCACCGATCTGCAATCGCAAGATATATTAACGCAGACTTTGGGGCCGATCTTTGTAGACCGGGGCTCCAAGCTCTACGTCTCGTTCCTGCTCGGCATCGCGGCCTATCTTTATCGGGATCGCATTCCCTATAGCCCAAGGCTGTTCGCCGGGTGCGTGGCGTTCTGCGCAGCTTTGTCGCTGCTGCGGCCGGCGCCGTGGATGACGATTCCGCTGCTGAACCTGATCGTCGGGCCGATGGCGGTGTATATCACGATCTTCATCGGCCATACCCGGATCCCCAGGCTGCCGATCTATGGGCGCGGGGATTACTCCTATGGCGTCTATCTGTATGGCAACCCGATTCAGCAATCGGTGCGGGCGGCGCTGCCGTGGACGAATAACGCGTGGCTCAACCTGCTGTTTTCGGTGCCCCTGATCACGCTGTTCGCCATGTTCTCGTGGCACTGCCTTGAAAAGCAGGCCCTGAAGCTGCGCAAGCGGTTTTCCTTCGTGGCCCGCGTGCGCGGCGTGGAGGGGCCGGGGGAAAGCAAGGTCGGGGCGCCGCCGCCGGTGGAGGAACAGGCGATGGCGCATGCTTCGCCGGAGACGGGAGACGCGGCCAGGGTTTCACCCTCGGCGTAAAAGGCTAAGCGGTGCGCAGGACGTATCGAACGGAACGTCCGCCATATTTCTCAACAAACGCGTTGGATAGCGCCGCGACGCCGAGAACCGCCGCGATCGATCCGACGAAAAAGACCAGCAATTCATCATGCCCGACCGCGCGGGCGGCCATCCGGACCGTGAGCAAAGTCGGCACCTGAACCAGATAGATCGAGTAGGACACCCGGCCAAGCCAATGCAGCGGCCCCCAGGACAGCGCACCGGCCACGGCGCCCCTGTCCCACGCCAAAGCGCCGACCATCGGCACAAGCATCGCGACGGCCAGAACGTCCACCCCCAGAATCGCGGCGGCGACCAGGCCGATCAGCGGAATGAGGAAATATCGCACCCGCGCCAGCCACGCCGGAAACACACCCCGCGCCACGATGACCCCGATCGCAAATTCCGACAGGCACCGCGATAACGGCAGCCAGCCGCGGGAGCTGGAGGCGTCCATGCGCCATCCGCTGTCACCGGCCACGATCAGGACGCCGGCGACGCCCAAGGCGCCCAGACACGCGGCCGCCCCGGCCCGTCTCAAGCCCAGGAGCGCGAAGGCGGGAAACAACAGGCTCGCCGCCCATTCCGTCGAAATCGACCAGTCCGGCGGATTGATGGATGTGCCGGAGGCGGGGAATATCTTCCACATATGAACGAGCAGCGCCTCATCGACCGCGTAGCGCCAATAGGGCAGATCGTGGTTCACGGCCAACGCCGCCGTCGCGCAGGCGAGAACCAGAAGATGCAGCGGAAACAACCGCGCGATCCGTTTCACGAGGAACGGCCAGTACGATCCGAGCGGGTCGGCCGTGAACTCGGCGCCGTGCCGCCGCGCCAGGATGAAACCGCTGAGAACGAAGAAGAAATCGACCGCCAGATAGCCCCGGCTGATGAACGGAATATCATCCCAACCCGGCGTCGGCGACCACCGGCCGAGATGGAACAGCAGCACCCACATGGCGAAGACGCCGCGCAGCGATGTCAGTGATTTGATTTCCCTCATGGGGTTGGAATAGCACCGGATTTCCGGGTTTTCCATCGTTTGATGGGCGTCGACGTGACGGCGGGCCGTCCGCCGTCAGCGTAAAGGCATCCGCGCCGGAGCGTGGGGCTCAGCCGGTCTGGGACGGCTGAATCGGCGGCGGCTCCGCGCGCGGCGACGTTTCAAGCGGCGTGGATTGACCCGGCCGTCCGCGCGCCGAATCGATAAACGCCTTTGCCACCGCCATAACCGGCACGCTTAAAAAAAGGCCGGCCACAAGCTCCGATCTCAGATAGACGGCAATCAGCGCGCCCACCATCGCCAAAATCGTCGTCGCCGCGCCCAAGTAATGGCCGCGCTTTTGATCGGCATGCAAAAAGTTCTGAGATCGGTTGGCTTCCGCGATTTGCGCTTCCTGTAAGCGCTCCGCCATGCCGATCATCCTGTCGAACGTGCCCGGCAGAATCTTCTCGTAGCGTTCGACCGCTTCCGGCGGCGGATAAGGGCCTTGCCAGGATTGCAAGGATTGCTGAATTTGCGCGGTTAGCATCGGAACGTGAACAGGCTCTCCTATCGGAATGGAGCCAGCCAGATTTGGAACCACGCCGTCCCGCGCAAGCATCTGGGCTAAACTGTGCGGCGGGATCTGTACCGCTGGACTCGGTTGCGGCCGAGGGGCCGCTTGCGGCTCAGGAGGCTGGCTGTTCGGTTCCGGCGGCGAGGGATTGTCCGTCATCGACCACTTGTGCGTATGAATGGCTGAGCGCCAATCCCACCTGGGCAAAACTCAAAGGAACACTGTACGATCCGATGTAGGTGGAATACGAGACCGGAGAAGCATAGATCGCCACCGGGCTCGCCAGTCCAGCCCAGAACGCCGAGCGAAAGACCGCGTTTCGGTTCATATCGATCTCTTAACCATTTATCGGTTCGTCGCACACTATATCGGAATTCCCGCGCGTGTTTCCAAGCCGAATCATAGACAGGTTCTTTCCGCCCCTGTTAGCGGAAAATGCATATCCGCGATTCTTCGTCACCCCGTGATCGGCCCCACCACGGGAATGCGGTCCACCGCCAGATAGAAGCTGTCGAAAATCGGAAGCGGCCGCCAGCCCGTAGCGGGTTTCCTATGGTCTGTCGGGCATGCGCTTGAAGGCGGGCCGTCGGCCGTGACCTCCCATGTCCCGGCGTGTGGGGTGAACCGCGCCGGCGGCGCGCCGGGCTATCTCGGGCCAGGAGTCCAGCTTAAGGGCGAAGCAGCCGAAAGAGGCCGAGCGTGCCGCCCATCACGGTGAACACGACGCTGAGGACGATGATGACAAGGTTCCATGTCGTCGGCATCTGGCTGATCCTGCCCTCGATCCCGGCGACGCGCTCGGCAAGGGCGGACAGGTCAGCCTTCGTCGCCATGCGCTCTTCGATCCGCACAAGCGTCAGGTCGATCCGCGCCAGCGTGGCGCGAGTGTCCCGCGATTCCGATTCCAGCGCGTCGATCCGTGCGTCCATGTCCGGATTATGGGGACCGCCGCCGCCTGGCGCGAGCGGTTGGGGCGGACGGGGCTCGGCTGGACTCACGCCACGCGGCCGAGATCAGGGATGGAGCAGCCGGACGATCCCGAACGCGCCGCCCATGACAGTGAAGACCAAGGCGATGACGAACCCGAGAAGCTGAAGCGTGGTCGGCAGCTTTTCCACCATGCCTTCGACCTTGGCGACGCGCTCGGCCACCGCCGATATGTCGGTTTTTGTCGAGAGGGCGAGCGCGGCCAAATCAGCCTTCGTCGCCATGCGCTCTTCGATCCGCATAAGCGTCAGGTCGATCCGCGCCATCGCGGCGCGGGTCTCCCGCGTTTCCAATTCCAGCGCGTCTATGCGTGCGTCCATGCGCGGATTATGGGGACCGCCGCCGCCTGGGGCAAGCGGTTCGGCCGAACTCACGCCAGGTCGCCGAGATCAGGCACGGAGCAGCCGGACGATCCCGAACGCGCCGCCCATCACTGTGAAGACCAAGGCGACGATGAACCCGAGAAGCTGAAGCGTGGTCGGCAGCTTTTCCACCATCCCTTCGACCTTGGCGACGCGCTCGGCCACCGCCGATATGTCGGTTTTCGTTGCGAGGGCGAGCTCGGAAATTCTGGCGTTCACGGCTGCGATATCGTCCTTCGTCGCCATGCGCTCTTCGATCCGCACAAGCGCCAGGTCGATCCGCGCCATCGCGGCCCGAGTCTCCCGCGGTTCCAGTTCCAGCGCGTCGATGCGTGCGTCCATGTCCGGATTATGGGGATCGCCGCCGCCTGGGGCAAGCGGATCGGCCGAACTCACGCCAGGCCGCCGAGATCAGGGACGGAGCAGCCGGACGATCCCGAACGCGCCGCCCATCACTGTGAAGACCAAGGCGACGACGAACCCGAGAAGCTGGAGCGTGGTCGGCAGCTTTTCCACCATGCCTTCGACCTTGGCGACGCGCTCGGCCACCGCCGATATGTCGGTTTTCGTTGCGAGGGCGAGCGCGGCCAAGTCATCCTTCGTCGCGAGCGTGTTCAGCCGCTCTTCGATCCTGGAGACCCGCTCCGAAACGCCGGCAATGTCACCCTTCGTCGCAAGCACGCTCATGCGCTCGTCGATCCGCGCCAGCGTCACGTCGATCCGCGCCATCACGGCCCGAGTCTCCCGCGTTTCCGATTCCAGCGCGTCGATGCGTGCGTCCATGTCGGGATTATGGGGACCGGCGCCGCCCGGGGCAAGCGGATGGGCCGGACGGGGTTCGGCTGGACTCATGCCGGGCGGCCGAGATCAGGGATGGAACAGACGAAAGAGGCCGAGCGTGCCGCCCATAACGGCGAATACCAGGGTGACGATGATCGTGATCAAGGTCCAGGTGGTCGGCAGATTGCTGATCTTGCCGTCCATCCTGGCGAGATCGACCTTGGTCGACAGGGTGAGCGCCGCGATGCTTTCCCTGGTTTCGCCGCGTAGCGCGCCGATCCCCTCCCTGGTTTCGTTGCGCAGCGCGCCGATCCCTTCCCTGGTTTCGTTGCGCAGCGCGTCAATCGCTTCCCTGGTTTCGCTGCGTAGCGCGCCAATCGCTTCCCTGGTTTCGCTGCGTAGCGCGGCCAAATCCTCCTTCGTCGCCATGCGCTCTTCGATCCGCATAAGCGTCAGGTCGATCCGCGCCATCGCGGCGCGGGTCTCCCGCGTTTCCAATTCCAGCGCGTCTATGCGTGCGTCCATGCGCGGATTATG